CAAAGTCTTCCAGGCAGTCGGGGTAGCGCTTCCTCCGACCATACGCGAACTCTAATCACTCAGAAAAATGATCCGGTAGTGCCACAACGTGCTTGTGATGATGTAACTCATTAAAATTACTAAAATACTTTTTTGATACTGTTAAACTTCAGCTTAGCTATTGGTATCTTGTTAGCAACAAAGTCCAATATCGTTTGTGTCCGTTGTTTACCGTCAACCACATGGTAGGTTGTCTTGCCTTCTTCACTAATAGTCTTATGAAGAAAAATAGCAGGGCTGGGAAAGTTTCTGAATATGGTGTCAAGGAAAAATTGTTTATCTTTTCTTGTCCATACGCTTCGGCGTTGATAAGGAGGATCCAGATCAAGCTGCTGATTTCTATCGAGATCAATAAACCAAGTTATGTCCTGTGTCGTGAGTCTTCTTTGCATTTTGATATCTAACCATGTTCTTTGGGAGTTTTTTAATAATAGGCGGCTCATCAATCGTACGAAAAATGAACACATGACCACCCGCTTATATTGGATTGAAGTATATCACAGTTCGGCCAAAGAAGTGCAACCCCAAATAGATGCCTCCGCCAAATTCAACGGGCCAGGAGGTCGTGAGTGCACTTAGGAAATATGCCGCGCCATTGACTACACGGTGACTTTTTTCTGTTCGCTGCTCGGAGGACGGTTGGGAATTCAGGAACTGGAGAAAAGAGCGGACGGCTGGGAAAGAATGCCAGATGTCCAGAACATGCAAATCATGAAGACATCCTGCGCTGAATTTTCCCTTTTGTTTTCTTCAATTGATTTTGTCCTATACCCACTGGGGGTTTGTGGGCGAAGACGCGGGTTCAACTCCCGAGATGAAGGTAGCACCATCCTCGTGTTCCCTTTCTGTTTACATTTACGAAATCAAGACAAAATATAATGTGATTGCGGAATGTTAAATGGGAGAAGAAGACTTGAATCCTCTTCGGCCTGCCGGAACCATGGGCGGCATAGTCGGGGCAAGTATTGACGGAGCGTGGCGCCGGCCCACCGGACCGATTTTGCCCTGTAAATCTTAAAATTGGTCCCCAAAGTGCTCCCCGATGAAGGCAAAAAAGCCCGGAATCAGGCTTGGCTGATCCGGGCTCGATTATTTTTCATGGCGGAGAGAGAGGGATTCGAACCCTCGGTACACCTTTACAGCGTACACTCGCTTAGCAGGCGATTGAAGCCCGCGAACCCGCATTCCACCGTTCGGCCCCATGTGTGGCTTTGCAGCCGTAGAGCAGTGTCTAATCACGTTCTACTCCGTTGTGTCCCGCTTGTGTCCTCTGCGGAACTTTCTGAAGTTGTGTCCCGGGTGGTGTCCTCATCCAACAGCTCGGCAATCTCCCGTTGGTCCCTCGTGAGCTCATGCAGATAGCCCTCGGTGGTCGATTGCCGCCTATGCCTCAAAAATTTTTGAATCTGCCCGAGTGTCGCCTTCCCCCTGTCCGCGATGATGCTCGCTACGTGGTGCCTGATCGCATGAAAGCCAAAGGGTTTGACCTTCGCCTTTTCGCAAAGGTCCCTCATCAAATCGCGTTTGGCTGAGTATCTGAGCGGCGAGCCGTCGACCCCGCAGAAGACGAACGGGGAATCCTTATCTCTTTTTTGCCATCGTCTTTGGAGAACTGAATGCAACTTTTCGCTCATCGCCAGCTTGTCATCCTGAAGTTCTCCGCCCCGTCGCTTGCGGGTCCAAAGCGTTACGGATCGTTTTTCAAGATTGACGTCGTCCCAGGTCAGCCGGAAGATTTCCCCGATCCGCCCCCCGGTGTGGTAAAGGCATATCAGCAGGTCCATGTCTTCCTGTCCCGCCGCCAGGAGAACCTTGTCAATGTCTTCCGGCGGGGGAACATATTTGACCGCTCTTTTCTCGGGGAAGGGTTGAATCCCCTTGCATGGGTTCGTCCTCACCAAATCATTCATGGTAGCCCAGTTCCACATCGCCTTGAAATCCTTCAAATGCCGGTTGGCAACGGTGGTTCCCTCATTTGCCGCCACCTGCTCCAGGAAATCATGGATATTGATCTTGGTGACGCTTTCAGCCGGCACATCCTGTGACCCCAGCGCGCCGATCAATTGCTGGTAATAGTGCAGTTTGGCGCGCCAGGTGTTTATCTGCATCCTGGCCTTAGTGAAGGCGATATACCGTCCGACCAACATACCGATCGAGATCAAGGCCGGAGGGGGAGTCTTCAGCCTTTTTTTCTCGTTGGCCTCCCATTCCTTTGCCTTGTCTCGCTCTCCGACGCCGAATCCCTTTTTCTGTATCTGTTCTCCCTGGTGGAGAAACTTGACCATCCACCCACCCGTTCTCTTGTCCCGGAACACTGACATGGCCTAAAAACTCCTCGATTTTTTCCCTGATGAACCGTGCCGACTTGAGGTTCCGGCCCCTTCCCGCGAAGAAATGGGGATATTTACGCCAGCAACCTTCAAGAGTCCTTGGACTGATCCGGAGTATAGCAGCAAGTTCATGGTAATCGAGAATGGTCATTGCCACCCAATACAAAGAGGTTTGATGTCATCGTTTTGTGCCGGACTGTCAAGGGGCTGCGCGGCCCTGGGAAGATCCGGCATTGTTGCGCCTTCCCCAGCGCGGTTAAACCGTTTCCGGCATCGGGTTCCAGCCTTCAACCTCCCGCACTTCGTTCACTGTGAGAATGCCGTTCTTCACGGCGATTTCATGGCTGCGCCACCGCTCGGCCGGATCGCCGCGCAGGAACGCGGAAAGGTCGAGTTCCAGTTCAAGGTTCGGATCGGTGAAGACGCTGCGGGCAAATTCGGCCTCCATCTTCCGCGCCCAGGGTCCGACCGTGAATTGAGCAAACCACCGGCCCGCCGTCTCGGCATTCGTGAAGGTGTTGTGCTCATAGTCCCCGATGATCGGAGGCGGGCAGCCGTAGATCCGGGCAAGCTCTTCCGTCGTGAACCGGCGGCTTGCAAGCAATTCGGCATCCTCGGGTGAGATTGAAATGCTTTTCCACTTCAAACCCTGATCGAGCACCAAAGCCTTTGCCGCATTGCGTGGACCGGAGAAGGCTTCCCGGAAGCGCCCGGCAAGATGGTCGAGGGCTTCAGGTCCAAGCCTGCCCTCCGCCTCGAGCGCCCCGGAAGGATTTATCCCGTTCAGATAGAGCGCGGAGGCAAACTCCTGAATGTTCAGGCCCGCTGCGACGACAACCGCCGCCCGCTGCAACCTGGAGCGTCCAATCAATCCGTCGTCGGATCTATCACGAAGGTGAAAGACTTCCCCTTGGAGAAGCCTTCGAGGTCTGCCCGTGCCGCCGTAAATGTTCGAGATTTCCACCACATCATAGGCAAGCCGCCCGCTCGGAAGTAGTTGAACGGAGACCCATTCCCAGGGAACGGGCTTCAGGCCGATCAAGGCCCCGGCGCGGTCGGTCACGATCTCGGAGAGGGCGTTTCCTCTCAAGAGTACCTGTGCGACGGTCCATTCAACCCAATCCGGCCAGGTCTGCCACCTGTTAGGACCCATATGAATGAGTCCCATCAGAGGGTGATTTTCTTCAATCTGTCGGCCTTTTTCGATTCGCCGGTAGACATAGGCCGGTAGACTCGCCAATGAGGTTGAAACGGCATTTACGCACGCCAGGACCGTAGACAGGTTTTCCGCAGTCCGTGCGTTCACAAGTTGACCCGTGGACATGCTGAGACCTGATAGAGCGGTCCAGGAAGGATCAATGGCCCGTTCCTCATGCCTCGGGTCGAATCGGTCGGCAATTCGTCTCAGGATGCCCATTAGACTGTCTCCAAATACCGCAAGGCCATCGCCAGACGCACGGGCACCTTGCAGCGAGCTTGCACTATCGTGCCGTCATAAGCCAGCCATGCGGAGACAACGCTTATCTCGTGAAGACTCAGCGCCCGGAGCTCGCGCCGGGTCCCCTGCCATCGCTCGCCGTCCTTCTCCACCGTGAAGCCAAAAGACATGCCGCCGAGATCCTTGCGGTCTCCCAGGACAAGCACGTCCCGGCCCGCCTGAGTGTCGGGCACCTGGATCTCGAAGGCCAGGCCCCTTGAATCCTCGGACAGCTTCAGGGTCCCCGTTCGGGTCCTTGCAAGAAGCCTGGTCGGATCATGATCCACGAGCGCCACAATATCGCGCCCGCTATTCAGGCTCCGGCGGAAGGCCCCCGGCATGATGATCTCGGTGAAGTCGGCAATACGAGCCTTAGTGTTGAATACCGCCGCGTAGCCTTCGAGCTTTCGCCCGGAGGCCCGCAGCTCAATACCCATGCGCCGTTCGATTTTGGTCATAACCCCGCCTCTAGGCCGTCGTAAGGTCCTGGATCGCCGCGAAAGACTCGGCATGCCGGACAGCTACGTCCATCGTCAACATGCCGCGCACCTGGACGTTTCCCTTGCTGTACGCCGTGCTCTCGTAGGGATTGACCAAGAGGTCGAATTCGCTCCAGTATCCCAAGAGCAACTCGGAGAAGTCCCCAAAGATCAGAGCGGAACAAACCGCGCCGGACGCCCCTTTTACCAGCGTGCTTGGGACAAGACTTGTGACCGCGGCCGGATACCCGGCCAGGCTGTTTGGCTGCTCCGCGGGCCATATGAAATTTGAAGAGGTATCGGTCGCGCTCTTGAGGATCGTCCTCGCGGATTTCCGCACCTTGGCATTGGTCAGGAAGGCGGTTGCCTCAACGTTGTCCAGCTCGCATTCCGCCATGAGTGCGACAAGAAGCTCCCAGGTGAGCGGCCCGCCTGCGACGCCTACGGGCACGTCTCCTATGCCGGTGGTCTCAAGTATTCCGGTGGGCTCGTTCGCCCCGCCGCCCAGGATCGCCACGGCATCGACGGCTCCGGCCAGGACCTTAGCGAAGTCGTCGCGCACCAGCTGCTCAATGTCCGGTGAGGTCTGCATGAGCATGTTTCTTGAAAACTCGGTCAGGCAACCGGCATGCTTCGGAGTGAAGCTCGCCTTGGCAAATTCCTGATCCGATGGGGTGAGGGCGGCATTCTCCGCCACCCACCCGGACGTTGCGGAGGCCTTGAGCTTCGGAATGTCCACGTTGCCGATGAGCCCGGTGATAACCCGCGCTCCCAGGCGACGCGTTACGAGGGCAGCCCGGAGAGCGTCGATGTAGAGATCCCCCCGGTGATCGGTTGCAATGAGATTCGAGCCGGGTCCAGCCACCGGAAGCGCCGTGGTCAAAACGCGTTTCTCGAAAACCTGAAGCGGAACGAGAATGCCCTGCGCTTTCCGCCCGGATCGTCGCTGCAACTCCGCCGAAAGCTCCCGTTCCCGCCCGCAGTCAACCTTGTCGGCCATGTCCGGCACCTGTGAGGCAATCGCCCGGATCAGGGAGAAGGACCGCAGTTCATCGTCAAGCCGGTTGTCTCCGTTTCCGGTGAGCTGCTGGCCTTGCATGCGCCGCTCGGCCTCGTCAATGAAGGTTTGGCGCTCGATCTGTTTTTCGATAGAGGCAAGCCCAAGCTTGAAATCATCGAATTTCTTGCTCTGCTCGTCGGAGAGGTCCCCGCCTTCACCCTTCGGGTTGTCGGTGATTTCGCGCATGGATGCAACCAAGCGCCCGCGCACTTCCAACAAGTCTTTCATGCTCTTACGTTCAAATTTCATTTGGCTTCCTTTGTCTGTCTCCCGACAGTCTTGGAGTTAGTAAAAGCCCCGGCGTCCTGTCTCACGACGGTCTGGGGGCTACATGGGTTGCTTTGTTATCTCCAACCCGCTTTTCGCGCCTTTCTGCGCACCTGTCGATTTCCCGTCTCGGCTTCCGTCTTCCACTTGTAGAATTCGTAAAGCGTCCTGCCAGCGCCGAGCTCGATTAAATGCTGAACCTCCAAGTCGCAATCCACCCAGATTTCATATCCCGCCTTGATCGCCTTCCGGCAGAAAACTATGTCCTCGCCAATCCGGCGTTCCTTGTCGATCTCGAACCACGGATAGGGGATGTTCTCGAAAACCTCCATGTCGAAGAGCCCGCAGCAGGCGACTCCGGTCGCGTCCACTTCGACCAGCCCGCCGTTCATCCATTCCTCATCCGGGATGTGCTGATAGCGGCCGGCAGCATCCGCCCGGAGCAGGATCGGATCGAATGGGGGCCCCCGTCGATGGACCTTTGCCCGGACGATTTTCTTGCCGTGCGCAAACAGCCGCGGAATAGTGTCGACCGGATAGACTTGATCGGCATCGAGCATAGCGATATGAGTACAGTTGGCCTTGAATGCTTGCTCCACAAAGTTGTTTCGAACACCATCTATTTGTAGCCAATACCTGTGATCCGTTAGTGTCAAGAAAACCGAGCCGTAGGGCTTTTGCATGGCTGCGAACGATTCAAAGAACTGGGTCGGGACGCTGGTGCCAGGCGACGGAACAGCTATCGCGAGCTTGACTTCTCTACTCGTCATCGGTTATTCCCCATTTTTCAAGTTCTTCCTTCGGAGTATTTGGGTTAATCAATCCCCATGCATCTAGTTCCGCCCTGGATTTGGTAGGATAAACCCGGTCTTCTCGCCCGCATTCCAGGCTTTCATAAAGCCGCCAGGTCAAGTAATGCAGGTCCAGGAACGTAAAAACCCGTCCTATCCGGGTAGGATCAAAATTGGCCATTTTCATGATTTTCCAGTGAAGCTTTTTGCCTTTCCCCCTCTCAAAAACCATCACGAAATAATCTTTGGAAACAGGTTCCTCGGGGCTGTTCCCTTTTGCGAGCCAATCACACATAAAATCAGCGCCAATATCCGCAATGGCTGATGCTAACCTGGAAGGCTCCCCCCCGGAGGTAAGCTGACTGATAATCAAGACCTTGAGGGCTTCATAGAAGCTGTAGGTCCGTATCTTTCCCCGCCCCGGCCCAATGTCCCGCAGCTTTAAGACCCCTCTTGCAATCCAATTCTGCAGGAGTCCTTCGGACACACCGCCCGGGATTTGAGTTACCAGATTGTTGGTCGTGTATGTCGGCTTGTATGGGTCCACTCTGCCTCCAGGAAGAAATGATTAGCAGTGCTATTCATTTCAAGAATAACAAGATCAAGATGCATGTCAAGGGGAAATTGCGCCGATTTCCCCCTTGCCCCCACTTTTTTTTATGCTATCCTGTCCTTGCGAAGAAAATTCCCGGAGGCCACCGTATGGCTATTTGTATTTGTACCCGCAAGAAAACGAGCGCGGAGTGTGCCCTTGTCGTGAGGCATGGGCGGGCAGGAATGCCTTTCGCAACACTCCGCGCTGTTTTTTGAGGAAGGATCATCATGAAAAACTCAGCCACAAAATTCAAACCAGCTATGAATCCATTTCTTGACTGGAGCAAGATCCACTTCGATGTCAGCGTGATGAAACAAACAATGACGACGCTGGAAGGCAAAATGAATGCGACGGATGATGCTCAGTTCAAGGAATTTTATGAGGCCGTCATCTTGATGAAATGCGCCGTCGAAAGCGTGCACGAACACATTTGGAGCTATGAGCGTATGCAAATGGCCGGTTTAGAGACGGGAAACCACGCCGACAGGCGGCCAATGCTCAGCGAGGGTCAAATGCGGCAATTCAAGGAAGAACTCTCTCAAATCTTGGACGAAATAGATTTTGGTATTTGCCCGGAATGCGGAGCATCCAAAAAGCGGACGAAAGGACCGGCGGACAGAGTCGGAATTCATTGAATCCGGACCGTGGACGGCATACCTCGAAGGCGCGAAACATTTGCATTGAACTAATCACGCCGTCAGCACCAGCGGCCGGTTAAAATCATACATCACCGGCCCTGGTTCCCTCGAATATAGGCCCATTGCCATCACGAGCGCCACCAAGCCGTCAACCCTCTCCCGTGAGCGGTCCTTTGCAATCTTGCGGCTTCCTGCAGGGTCCTTTGTGACTACGGCATTCGAGACGTTCCAATAGAGCACCGGGTGCCCGCCGTGCCGTATCACCGCCCCCAGGATAGCGGTTTCAAGAGCATCCACCGCAGGTCCCATATCTTTGTATCCTTGCCCCCATGGTTTCAAGGGGAGCTCGATTCCCTCGTCATCGAGGAGCTTCTTCAGATCCTCGATTCTCCACCGATCGTAGGCAACCCCCTTGAGGTCATAGGTTACCGCAATTTCGGCCAGGCGGAAGGCCACCGCTTTCTTGTCAATGGCCCGGCCGGGGAATGCCTCAAGGTATCCTTGCCGCTCCCAGGTGCGATAGGGCACCTTGTCCTTGTCTTCCCGTTCGTCAAGTCGGTCTCTCGGCACCCAAAAGAAGGGAAGAACAGCGCCGCCGTCCTCGGGGAAGAAGAGCACAAGGGCGGTCAAGTCCCGCGTACTGGACAGGTCGAGGCCCGCAAAGCATGGTCGGCCCCGCAGTTCGTCAGGTTCAACCGGATTGCCGCAAGCTTCCCAATCAAGCGAGGAAATGAAACGCTCATCGGCTTCGATTTCCTGGTTCAGATACAAGGATCTGAACACGCTTTCAAGGGATGGTATGCGCCGTGCTCTCGCGGCAAACTGGCGCATTTCCTCGAGACTCCGGAAATCCCCCAAGGCAGGGTTGGCAAGATACCATACCGCCTCATCCCAAATATCCGGGCAATCCATCGGCACTTCATAGATGAACGGCGCGAAGGTGGGATCCACGATCACCCCGTCTCGCACCTGCCGTCCGTAGGCCACCAGCTCGGACATGATATGATTCGGATCGCTCGATTTCGTGGATATGATGACGGTGAGAGGCTCAGACCGCGCGGCGGTCGAAGTGGTCAAAACGTCATAGAGCTTCCGGTTCGGCGCCTGCGCCAGCTCGTCATAGATAATGACCGAGGCGGAAAACCCGTGCTTGCTTCGGCTCTCACTCGATATGGCTTTGTAGAAGCTTCCGGTTTGGTAATTCACGATCCGCCGTGTGCTCTCGATGATGTTCACCAGCGCTTCAAGCTCGGGATCGGCGCGAACCATCGCCGCGGCTTCCTCGAACACGAGCGCCGCCTGTTCCCGGTCCGCCGCCGCGCTGTAAATCTGCCCGCGTTGCTCCCGCTCGGGTCCGATCAAATGAACGAGGGCAAGGGCGGCTATCAACCCCGTCTTTCCGTTCTTCCTCCCGCAAGTGAAAAGGGAGGTCCTGACGATCCGCCGGCCGGTCTGGTCCACCGGATCATAGACGCCCCGTATGATTTCCTTCTGCCATTCTCGAAGAATGAAAGGCCGTCCGGCATGCTCCCCGGAGGTAATGGTAAGGTTCTCGATGAATTGAATTACCCGATCAGACCGGGAGCCCATTTTCCACTCTTCGGCTTCTCGGGAAGCTTTATGCCGTTGCGGTCAGACGGCGAAAGACCGAAGCGGCTTCCAAGCTTCGCCATGATTTCGGCCTGTCGGTTCAGAATCGAAAGCCAGGGGTTTTGATATGGCTGCTCATTTTTCGATAGGATAACCGCGCTTTCTGCCTGGATATGCGCGGAAGCCTCTTTGTGGAGTGCCCAGGCTACACAGAATGCCGCCAGCAAGGGAACATCCGCCGCCGTGACCATGCCCGGAGGAAGGCTCCCGACAATCCGCCGCCATTCCCTCTTGGCGTCGAGAGGAAGATGCTTCGGACATGAAGCCTTGCCGGTCGGCCTCGGTCGGTTGTCGTTTATGGGCAATCTGCCCCGGTTCCCTTCGAGAATGCGGATTTCCGCCGGTTTCGGCGCGGGTCCTCTTTTTCCCATCTTCAACCCCCAATCCTAGAAACCATAGAAACGTTCATCGCGGATGCGCCATCGGTCTTGCTCGCACAGCTCTGAGCGATTTTTTCACGGCTTCGCCCGCCACCAGTGCGAGCCGTCCAATGGTCGGCCCCGTTCGTCACAACCCTTGCGTACCCATCGCGCACCTCTCTTGTCTGCTCCCGTCTTGGATGAATGGCAGGACTGACAGCAAGAGGCCAGGTTATCCCAGGCCCAGGGGTCGCCGCCGTTGCGGATCGCCTGCTTGTGGTCAACCTGCGTTGCCGTGGTCAGACGCCCGGGCGGGCAATACTCACAGAGCGGGTCCCGTGCCAGCTTCGCCCGGCGCAAGCGCTTCCATGCCTCGGTGTTGTACAGCTGATCAGCCATGGTGCACCTCGGCCATGGCCCGCTGGTACTCCCGTGGATGATTGATCCTAAAGGGCTCGATGTCCCCACCTCCTCGATAAATTGTCATGATGAGTTCTTTGATCTGCGTGCGGCCATCCTTTGGCTTGCGTTCAATACAAACGGATGAACCATCGCCATTGGCATTCCCAGCAGGGGAAGGCAGGTCGAAAAGTTTGCGCATCCGTGCCTTGTGTTCTTCACGCTTTGCGTCCTCGGCTCCCTGGTACTCGGTCGGATAGAGCTCCTTGCATGCCTCACGAAGCATCGGAACCTCGAAACCATCATCAAAGAATTGGACAAGTGTCGGATAGTCTTCTTCGAGAACACTCTTGGTAAACCCAGAGGCGTCCATCCCAGGATGGTTTTCGACATATTCAGTTATCGCCGCCTTGGCTCTCTCGAATCCAGCTTTGTGCTGTTCCTCTTCGGCTCGGCTCTGTCGCTCGAGTTCCTCAGCCTCTTTCTTCCGGCGTTCTTGCTCGGCCTGTTTCTCCGATTCTTCGTCCATGGCTCGCCATTCGCGCTCTTCCCGTTCCCACTCAAGGAGCTCGTCAAAGTCGCATGTATCGAGTTCGCCTTTTCCTGCCAAGATTTTCAGCTTCGACCGATAACGAGCTTCACTTGTTGTGAAACCTCCATGTGCTTTCTGGTGAGCAACCTTGAGGTCGATGTATCGCTTGGTTTCTCGTGGAGAGAGTTTTTCTCTTCTCTCTTCGCTCAAAAGGGCATCACCACCACCACTTTCGGTTGGGTCGGGGAGTTCCTCTTCCAAGGGGTTACTTCTGTCGTGACAGGGGTGGTGGTTGTGATCCTCTTCAGATGATTCTCTTAAATGATTCTCTTTGGGTGTCATTTTGACACCTGTCACGTGCCATTTTGACACCTGTACAGGTGTCATTTCTGCACCTGTCGGACCCTCTACAGGTGCATTTATTTCACCTGTAGGACAGCCAACAGGTGTCATTTCTGCACCTGTCATAGATTTATGCCATAGAAACCAGTAGTTATTGGTTTTCCGTCTTCCTCGGTCCACCTGAGTGGGAATGTCCCGCCCGATAAAACCGTAGTCAACCAGTTCCTCGATTGCCCTGATGACGCTGCGCCTTGAGGATCCCACTTCTTCGGCAAGTGTGCTCAATGCTGGAAAGCAATCGCCGTCCTTCCCGGCATATTGCGCCAGGCGGCCCCATACGAGCTTCGCGGTTTGCGAGAGGTCCTTGTTTCGCATGATGCAATTGGGAATAAAGGAGCCGATGAACAGGCCGTGGGGAATGAAGCGTTGTCCGGGTCTCAGGGGATTCCTTACTGTTTCCATGCATCCCCCCCTGTTTTTGCTTGACGGACAGGCGTGATCGTGCAATCATCACAGCCGTGTCTAGTCATGTTGGCCTTGGGGTCGAGTGGTGTCCACCCCGAGGCCTTTTTCATTTCTGGAGGCGGGTTTTTTCTGAAGTTGTGTCCCGGGTGGTGTCCCCAAATGGAAATAGCCAGACCTTTCGATCTGGCTATCATATTGATATGGCGGAGAGAGAGGGATTCGAACCCTCGGTACACCTTTACAGCGTACACTCGCTTAGCAGGCGAGCGCCTTCAGCCGACTCGGCCATCTCTCCGTTACGATCCTCGGGGTTGGCGGAGGGAGTAG